CTTCCAGCCGTTCACCGCGAACAGCCGAGGCACGGCGTACCGGTTCAGAGTGTCGGCGATGGTCTTGGTGATCGCGTTCAGAGCGGCCCGGAAGATGCCGGTCTTGTCGGTGTGCAGCGAGTACGAGCCGGTGTCCTGGTGCCCGACCAGGATGAAGTCCGCGAGCACGCTCATCAAGATCCGCTGCTCGTAGCGCTGGATGATCGAGTTGGTGTCGAACTGCCGAGTGCCTCCCGAGCTCATCAGCTCGAAGTCGAACAGCGGCTGCTTGGTGTCCGGGTCGTACTGGGTGGGCAGGACCAGGCCCTCGTTCTCGTCCCGCCTGACCCCGCGGACCATCTTCCGGAACGCCTCGACGGTCTTCGCCTGCGGAGTCCCCTTGGCCGCCGTCAGGTAGTCCGCGGGGACCCTTCCTACGGGCATGCCAGCAAGGTCTCGTTCTACACCGATCGCCTCGAACTCCTCCAGCCGCTTCTTGAAGTACCAGGAGCGGTAGGAGCTACGGAGCAGGCTGAGCCCCTCGGGGTTGCCCTTGGCGATCGAGGTCCGGAACAGGATGCTCTTCTCGATCGGGATCACCGTGGTCTGGTACCTCGGCGGTGCCATCTGCACCATCGCCCGGATCCCGCCGGTCTCATCGAAGGACCAGCGCAGCATCGTCTCCTGCGCGCGGATCGGGATCTTCCGCCAGCCGATCTTCCCGTCCGAGAACTTGGAGCGCTTCTTCGGGTCCTTCTCCCAGGGCCCGATCCGCTTCTTGTAGACGATCTCGTGCCAGGACCAGCCGTAGATGATCATCGAGAGGATCTCGCCGATCAGGTCGTCCCATGAGTGGGACATGTCCTCCATGCAGGATTCGAGGAACTCCTGGGCCTCCTCACCCTCCTTCCCGCCCTCGGGAGGGAGCACCTTCCACTCGACCTCGCGGAGCAGCTTGTCGATGGAGAACAGCAGAGCCCCGACCATGGAGTCGTTGGCCGACATCTCCCGGTAGACCCGGACCGCCTTGCGCCCACGCAGCGCCGGCAGGAACTCCTCGTCGATGTAGCCAGAGACGCGCTTGAGCCCGGAGACACCGAGCTCCTCCATGGGACCTACCCGCTGGGGAACCTCGTCGCCGGCGTTGTCCTCGTCCCAGGTGGAGATGTCACCCTGAGGGAGCCGCACATCTGCCATGTCTCCAGTCTCCCGTCATAGGCCACTCACACCATAAGGTCTAGGTCCTCCGCGACCTGCAGGCTCTTGTTCTCGACCGAGCCCACCGTCCAGTTCCCCGGCTTCCGCTTCGCGTCCTTGTTGTTGCGCATCTCGTCCTCGATCCAGGTCGGGGAGTTGTCGCTGGCCACCACCAGGGGCTGCGCTGGCACAGCACGCTTGCTCACCAGCCGGTAGCAGAGCGCCATCGAGCAGATCTCGTCCGGGAGGTGGAACTCCTTCCCGCGCGCGTAGAGCATGTCCACCGAGGCATACAGGTGGCTCTTGTAGAACGTCGGCACCCGTGGAGCCAGCCAGCGGTGGTTCTCGATCGAGCTGACGTACTCAGAGAGCATGTTGTCCCGCTGGGCACCGGTCATCAGGAAGCCCCGGGCCCGCCGGTCGATGTAGTCCGCGACCACCGCGCCGAGGCCGGTGGCGTCGTGGATGCCCTCGGCGTTGTACTCCTTCATCAGCTTGTTGAACTCGCCGATCATCACCGGGTAGGGCAGCCGGCGCATCCGGGACCAGTGCACGACCTTGCACGGGAACCGGGTCACGTCCGCGACCGTGATCACCGTCCAGTCCTGCTCCTTGGCCCAGTCCGCCCCGATCACGTACTCCGCATCCATCCGAGGCATCTCGAACCGGTAGACCTGGCGCTCCTTGCTCACGCTCTCCCGGAGGCTCTGCTCGGGCAAGGAGAACATCTTCTCCACCGCAGCCGAGTCGATCGCGCGGGAGCCGATCGAGGGCTCACCGAGGTCGTACTCCACCCGCCACATCTCGGCGGGGATCTCTCGGCGCTTCTGATCGATCGTCTCCTGGTCCAGCCAGCCGTCGATCGGGTTCGAGGTGTCCTTGTAGCACCAGGTGAAGATCGGGAGGTTCTCCTCCTGGAACCGCGCGTACTCGTGCGCGAAGGTCTTGTCCGGGTACTGCCAGGTGCTCGACATCGCCGTCATCGGGCGCACGATGTCGCCCTGCCAGTTCTTCTGCGGCATCGGCTGGCCCTTGGCCGCGTCGAAGATGGCCTGGTCCATCTCGTCGATCTCGTCGAGCAGCAGGGTCGGTGGGTGCGGGCCTCGGACCGTCTTCTGGGAGGCCGTGAGCGGCATGATCGTCGCTCGGTTGGTCAGCTTGATCTTGGTGGCCGACTCCTCCTTGACCAGGTAGGCCGGCGCGTTGGAGTGCTCCCAGGCATCACGGATGGTGTTGTGGATGTTGATCGACTGGTTCAGCGAGCCACCGACGATGTTCACATCGGACCCGGTGATCGCCGCCTTGGTCAGTCCGAGGATGGAGAGCAGCCGGCTCTTGCCCGAGAGACCACGGGAGCCGTGGATCAGGATCTGCGGCTCGCGGTTGAAGTAGGCCGTGGCGAAGGCGTCGAACGGAGCGTCGTGGTCGGAGCAGACCTTGTGCCTGGGGATGGTGTGACCCCAGAGGGCCTTGACTACCTCGTAGAGCTCATCGTCTGTGCGCGGCGCGCGACCCAGGATGATGCTCACCGACCAGTCCTCTCAGGGTGTAACCCGCCTCGTTCTGAGGTACCGAGACCTCCCACCATCCGGCGGGCGTCTCGATCAGGTACCTCCACCACACCGCATCGGTGTCCGTGGGAGTCACCTGTACCGAGAAGCTACCGTCCGAGGCCAGTCGAGTCTCCGGGGCCAAGCAGGCCCAGGTAGTGCCATCCCGCACTACCCAGAGCCGGCTTGGGGTGAACCGGACCAGGCCCTGGACCGGTCGTTCGTTGCGGTGGAGGAGTCTCCCGGTCACAGTGCATGTCGGCAGCATGGTCTAATACTATCCACTACACCTGAGGCTCTACCGGGGGCTCCACTGCAGGATCAGCGGGCGGCGCATCTCCGTTGAGTTTGTTGGTGGGGACGGTGAACATCCGCGCGATGATCGCCAGGATCACTGCCACCACCGCCATGATCGAGCCCGTCTGCTCGTTCGAGAGGTTCACCCCGAACGCCAGGAACAGCCCCAGTACCGCCTGCACCAGGCTCTGGATGAGCACCGGTTCGTTCTTGACGACATCCATGGCTACCTCACTTCCGCTTGGCGAGCTTCTCCAGTGCGTCTCGGTGACGCTTCAGCTCCTTCACCAGATCCTTGTCGTCCTTGTTGGACGCGATCGCCCTCTCCACGTCCTTGATCGCGTTCAGGATGTTGGTCCGGGGCTTGGCCGGCTTCTTCACCGCCGGCTTCGGGGTGGTGTGGATCACGGTCTGCTCGTTGTTGTCCCAGGACCAGCCGGCGTAGTGCTGGCCCCAGTTCCGCTCGACCCAGCCGAGCTCGACGGTCGCCACTCTCCCGCGGCCACCAGCGTCGGTGGATCGGATCTTGCCGCCACCCAGGCTCATCGCCACATGCCCGTGCCCGGCGCTGCCTCCAGTCCAGAACACGAAGCTCCCACGCGGGGGGTTCCGGTCCCCTGGGTGACGGTCGTTCGTGTTCCTCCACGCGGTGGCAGCGTCGGGGTACTTGGCCGAGATTCCGGCCCAGATCCGGGTCTGCTGCTGGCACATCCCGGGGTCGTTGGTTCGATCGTTGACCGCGTTCCGTGCCGCGATCGCAGCAGTGAATGCCATCAGTCCTCCGGGTGCTTGTCTACTGCCGGGCGCTCTGTGGCTTCCCGATCCTGGGTCTCCCCCGCCACGTACGTGGAGGAGTCATCAGGATCGTTGTCCGGCTCTTCGTTGAGCTCAGGGAGATCCTCGTCCAGCTCCTCGGCCGGCGTCTCGTCCCCGAGCGGTGACTCACTCATCGTCCTCTTCCTGGACCTCACCAGAGCGATCAGCAGGGTTCTGCCATCCGTCGTTCTCGCCGTCTTCATCGTCA